GCCCGCGATGCATATTTGCGCGGCGAGGAACACAAGATGCATCCGACACTCGCAACGGTGGACGTTGTGACTACGGAATTCATAAGCCTAATCGATAGCCGAAGCGGCAACAGGGTATTCAACGGCGGCGGTTCAGACGCAGACGCCCATAAGGATTTGGTCGCAAGTCTTGAGGCGACATTCGCGGAATATCCCTACGCCTACCCGATCACGGACAAGGAGCGCGTTGATCTTCTGACGAAGGATCAGCCATTCCTTGCGAGCCTCGGCAGAGGTGCAATTGTCCTTACTTGCGATCTGAAAGGTTTCGTGACGAAAGACCACCTGATGTTCGCAGACGCGGCCGATGCACAAAAGGCAATTGACGCTGGCCTTGTTAAAAGCATGACCGCCTAAGCGGCTTGCTCTGCCTGTTAGGGCAGAGCATTAAGCTTCGCTCGTTGCACTCACTCAGCCCGTTCGACAGAGCGGGCTTTTCATTTGCTCCATAGATTTTTGAAGGCTTCGATGAGATTGCCGAGCAGGTCCGGTCGCGTCAATGCTATGACTATAACGACGATTACGACCGTGCTTATCGATAGATTAAACCAAGGCGAAGTGAAGTTCATCGTTCTTTCTCCCTGACGTGGTTCGTCGTTCACCCTTTTGCGCTTCAAAAGGTTGTTGTTCGAAATTGCCGACATCATTCGGTATGGTGCAGAACGAGGAAGCCAGGTGTTCCAGACCCGATAGCAGTTTCCATCCTCTGCTCGAATCAGTATAGTTCGAAGAAGTTGAGAGAAAAAGAATTCGCTACACTATGGAGTACGCGTCATAGCATATGCACGCGATTACCATCGATCAACTTTATCAGGCCTTCACTCTGCATCGAGAACAGCGAATTCACCACCTCGTCTTGCGTAAATCGCTGTGTCCCGACGAGGGGAATGCCGATGGTGAACATGCTAACCGGATGCTCAGACGTGGCGTTATTCTCACGTAGGAGTTCGAGGACGGCGGTTTTAATCATTTCGTAGCGCGACATGCTTCCGGCTCTTGCTGGCGTTCCAGGGCTAAATATGGACAGGCGGACATTAAGCAAAACTCCCGCTCGACTGCTCAAGCGGAGGGAATATGTCGTTCCCTCCGTTGTCATTTCAATATCGCCCTATCGGAGCAACACACGCATAATCGCCATATGACAGAAGAAGACAGCATCCTTTACGCCCTACGACACAGGTTGCGCCGACTGCGGAAGCAATATGAGGGGATCGAAATCAACCCCGCCGCCTTCGTCGCCAAATTTCGTGACCGGCAACATCTGATCCGTGTCAACGGAGCCGATAGAGGCTTTTACTGGATCGATGAGATAAAACCGAAAACACTTGGCAATCTCGACTGGTCCGCATCGCTATTGAAGGAAATAACAGAGCGTGAGGCGCTTGCTCGATATTGGGCTGATCGCGCAAAGCAGCGCGCATATCGTGTAGCCAATCGCCAGCAGAAGCCAATCGCGGAAGCGAAGATTGAGCCGGTCAGAGAACTTAAACCTAAACCCGTCGCGAAGCAGAGAAAGCAGGTTAAACCTCGCGGACTTCTCTCGATCAGCGAATGGGTAAACGAACTGAAATCCAATCAAAATCACTAAATAGAGTGTGGCGATAGTTGCTCATTCTATTGTTGCTCCCCTAGACCCTCTCGGCAGTCCTCCGTCGAGAGGGTTTTCCAATAGTAGCGTGGCGCTCATCGTCATCGCCCTATCGTTCTTTAAGGTTCTGATGTCACTCAGGTGCCTAGCAAGCGCGGATTTGTATCGTCGCTGTTGCTCGCGACGTATCCATGAAAGCGCAGCCCTACGATTGCGCTCATGTCCACTCCCGTTGAACATGGCTCACATTTCCTCTGCTAAATGAGCGCCGGATATGGTGCAGTCGATAGATCGATCCAATTGTTGTTCGCGGTATGGTTAATACGCAAAGTGTGCCGAAAAGGCGTGTGCCAAGCACAGAAAAGGCCCGGGTGACCCGAGCCTCTTCATCATCTTGTTTGCGTGCGCTACTGCAATTTGGACGCTGATTTCCGATTAGCCTCGACCTCGACAACGCACTTCAATCGGACTGCCTGACCGGTAGCATATGAGATCGCGTACGCCCGACCGTCAAACTGCTGATCTGAGGTTTTGCCATCTTCGGTAAGCCGAACCACGAAGGCGTTTCGGCCTTCAATGAGACGTACTGAATTCAACATGATCTACTCTCCCATCAACAGGTAGAAGCCGCACTCTCCTCCAGCGGCTTTACTCCTGTGGGATAACCATACCCAATTAGTATAATTGCGCTATTGCTAATTTTAGCACTCACGGAAATGGCCCGAACTGATTCGGGCCACCTTTTTCAACCGACTTCGATGATCCGCTGCGCTGCGCGTGCCGCAATCACGTATTCGCTCATTGGCCGAGTGCCGCGAAAGTGAAGGTCGCGCTCAATGACCGTTCCTAATCTCGTGCGTATTGACGCCAGTTCGGAGAAACTCGCATATCCGAGTTCGGGGCAACCCTGCCCCAGGTCGCACAGCCCAAACAATGTATCGCCATCGCGCTCGATCTCCGAGAACAGCCACACGCAATTCGTCCCCGGCAGAAACAGTTTCACCACCGGAGGGTGATCCTGATCGCGTTTCATATTGTTGCGCGCCATTGCTTCAAGAATTTCGTCAGTGAACCAGTTCATACCGAAGCCATCCCCATGACCTGTACGCTGCTTACCCGCTCGATGATTTTACGCTCTGCTTTCCAATCGGAAACGCTTGCAAAGGTCTGATCGAAAGCCTGACCGTCGATTTTGCCCCAAACTCGAAACTGCATCTATTCAACCCCTGTTTGCATTATTGCAAATTCAGGAATATTTCCAGTTGCCGAATAGGGCGAGTGTTAAGGGTATGTTTTTGCTTTTCTTTTACCTGTTAACCTAGGAGAAACATAGGAGCAAGGCGCTTGCAGCGCTGTTGCACAATGCATACACTGGGCTCGGTCACGGTGGAAAGATCGCGGGTCTCCATTTCGCCGATCACGATTGCCGGTAGTTTCGGCCGCGTCTGCAGGCGATCACGAATGCCATCCGGCCCGATCAGCGCCGTCAGCACCGCATCGCCGGCAAGCCGCAAATGGATCGCCCTCAGAAGTGCATTTGCCGCACTCATCCCGCGCCCTCCTCGCAAAGACAGGTCAGATAGCGCCCGGTCTCATCCGGGTCCTGGACCAGCTTCACCGCAAACAGCCGAGCGCCCTTGCGCAAACGCTGTCCGGCAGAAACATCGCTGCGAAACCGCAGCCAGATGCGATGTGTAATCGTGCCGATCTCGGCACCGGCTCGTTCGGCAAGGCTTGCCGATACCGGTTCGACCTTGGCCCACATGGCGGCGGTCTCTGTCCAGTTCACCGTCGCGCCCCCTTGCCCGTCCGGTATGCTGACCGGCTCTTCCAGCAAAAGCCGCGCCGTCATCTGGCCGGGGTCGAAGAAGACCACCATCAGAGCCTCCGCATCCGGACCGGCGCGATCAGCCGCTCGTAGCCGTCGGGAACACCGGCCGGCTGCTGCTCTGCCGAGATGACGCCGCGAAAAGCGAACATGTGGCCTATATGGATCAGCATCGCCCGTTTCAGCGTGTCCGGCACATCCGTTCCCGCCTCACCATAACCGGCCGAAAAATCGATCTCGATACCGTTCACGGCCCGGCCCGGAGAAGGTGGTTCACGCAGCCAGAGCCGTGCCGGACGCCCCACACCGTCGAGCAGATGGTCTTCAAGCGGAACATCAACGGCTGCGCCATCGGCATCATAAATCGTAACGGATAGAATCGCTTGCAGCGGCGACTTGAGGATTGGGATCACTCCGTCCGTCTGCCATCGATCAAGATAGAGCCGCCAGCTTTGCGCGATCAGGCAAAGCCCCGTCTCGCTCTCCAGAAACGTGCGGGCGGTCGTGATCAGCGACAGGAGAAGCGCATCCTCTTCACCGCCATCAAGCCGCAGATGCGCCTTCACCTCGGCAAGCGTCAGCGGTTCCGCCGGTGGCGGATCGATCAGTGCATAGGTCATGGAAATCCCTTGGGTAAGCGAATAGCGAATTGAGTGTGGCGAATAGGGAGATGGCTTGTAGCGATGGGAGAAAGCGGTCGCGTGCGCCCATCCATTCGCTATTCGCTACTCCCTATTCGCTTCGCGGCAGCATCAGCTCACCGCAAACTTCACCAGCTTGATCGCCTCGAAATTCTGCACCCCGCCGCCGACGCGCTTGGTGGTGTAGAACAGGACATAAGGCTTGGCCGAATAGGGATCGCGCAGGATACGAACTCCCGCTCGGTCGACGACCAGATAACCGGAGCGGAAATCGCCGAACGCGATCGACAGCGAACCCGCCGCCACATCCGGCATTTCTTCGGCTTCCGCCACCGGAAAGCCCATCAGCGTTGCCGGCTGACCGGCAGATGCCGGCGGGCGCCACATGTAGTTGCCGTCGGCGTCCTTGAACTTGCGGATATCGGCCTGCACCTTGCGGTTCAGCATGAAGGTGCCGTTCTGCCTATGCCCCGCCTTCAGCGAATAGATCGCGTCGACCAGCGTGTCGGATGGTCCGGTGGATTTCCAGGCGCCCGCGGCCCCGGTCGCGATATAGCCGAGATTGCCCCAGGTCCAGACGCTGTCGGCCACCGCTGTGTAGGACAGAAATCCCTTCGGCTTGTTGACGCCATCGCCTCGGATGAAGGCATCGCCCTCCTGTTCGGCAAAGACGATATCCACCTCGCCGGCAATCCAGGCCTCGATATCGACCGCGGCATCGTCAAGCAGCGCCTGCGTTGCCGCCGGCATGGCGTAAAGTTCCATGGTCGGAAAGGACAGCTCGGCAAGCTGCGGCGCATTGGTCTGCGGCCGCGCCGCTGTCTCAGCCACCCAGCCTGTAGCAAGACCGGTCGTCGCGAACGGCTTCTTCAACACCGCAGTCGAGACGGTGCGCACGGTCGAAAGCGCCCGCATCGGCGAGACGACGGCAACCCGCCTGCCGATCTCGCTATCCGTCTCGTCCGGCACGAGATAACCGCCATCCGCACCGCTGCCTGCCGACATCGCCTTGGCTTCCAGCTCGCGCAACCCCGCCTCGTCACCACGGCGGACATAGGCATCGAAGGCGGCCTTGTGTTCCGCCACCTCCGGCGACAGCTCGGCTCCTCCATGGGTATTGGCACGGGCCGATCCGAGCTGCGGCCGTGCCTTCTTCAGAACAAGCTGGTCGAGAACCTTCTTCTGGTCGTCCATTACCCGGTTGATACGGTCGACCTTGTCACGAGTGACGATATCCGATGTCAGCTTCTGCTCGATTTCGCCGAGCCTGCGGTCGTTGACATCCTTGAAGGCCTCGAATGCCTCCATGAACTCGTCGAAAGCCGCCGTTACCGTCTCGGGTATGGCCTTCACTTCGGGCGCCACCTTGTTTGCCTGCATAACCTGCTCCGTCATATCGATTTTCCCTTGAAGCTTGAGGTGAACATCATCTTCGCCGCCCGCCGCATCTGGCGGACGAGTTCTGTTTCCCGATCTCGAAAGAACCGGGCATGCTTGACGTCGGAAACCCTGGCCGATGGCAGCATCGGAAAGGTCACGACGGAAATTTCCCAAAGATCGGCTTCGAGGATGCGCCGCACCCCTGTCTTGGCATCGGTGCGCGCCTTGACGGTCCGAAACCCGATCGAAAGCCCGTCCAGCGCACCCGTTTTCATCAGTGAAAACACCTCGCGCGAGCGGCCCACGCCCGGCGACAACACGCCCTCGACAAAAAGCCCGCGGGCATCCTCGCGGATCGTCTTCCAGGCGCCGATCGGCTCGTTCGGATCATGCTGGTAAAGCATCCGCACGCCATCCGCGCCGCGCTCGACAAGCGAGTTCAGAAACGCCCCGCGCTCGATCTTGTCCTTGCCGAGATCGACCTCGCCGAAGACGCTGGCATAACCGGAAAAGGTGCCGTCGCCGGTAATCCCGGCCAGTTCCAGATTGGCGAATTTTCGGGCCGTTGGGCGCAAAAAAATACGCATGGGGGCGCGATGCCCGCGGTAAGCGTGCATGGAAATCTCCTGATATTTCT